TGAACACTTTGAGTTTGATTTAGAAGAGTAGTATCCGACACAATTTTCTAGGCTCGTTAAAAGTCGTTGCGAGCCTTACCCCCACCCCCTCAGACCGATTTGTACTTGGCTGGGGGGTTTTTTTATGTGCTGATAAATGTATAGTTTTTGCATTAATTCGTACATATTTTTGCATCATGTATGCAGTAAAGGTTTAAGAATGTGGCGATATGCGTAGTATGGCTGCGCAAATAAGAATAAAGTTAAACCATATATCATTACTGGTATACATCGCATCAAAAACAAGCATTTCAAATCATAACTGATCGTCTATACAATGCGCACCTAATTAACTGAGAGGTGTATTGTGGTACTGTACGGAGTAATTGTAGTAACTATAGGTCTTCTGGCAATAGCGAGGGAAGACCTGGTCTAATCTGTAATCCGAAAGGTTTACATTCGCAGCAAAAACATGGACAATGCCTTTATTCTATTGACATAGAGGTGTCTTATGGAAAATTTAAACTTATCAAAAAGTCTTGAAGACTGCTTTGAGTGGGAGCTCAATGATCAGGTCATTCGCTTTGACTCGATAATTGAGTCGCTGATGAGCACTGACGTGCCACGATCACAGTTCCGTGAGGAGCTTATTGACTGGCAGGATGACGTAGCCAACCTAGTGGATGAGGTATCAGCCCTGGAGCCTTACGAGGGATTCCGGGATTTTGCGTTAATGGCAGAAGAGCTGTTTGGGACTGAGGTTTAGTCTAGTGCGTAAATTCTCTGTTGGGGGTATAATCGGATGATGATTAAACTGACGACAGATGAAGACGTCCATGAGGCCGATATGGACCTAGTCCGAGACTACGCTGAGGCGTTAGTGGACCGGGATAAGCAAATGATGATTGAGGTGCTGTACCTGACTCACCAGCGCATGGAAAGAATATGCCGGTGTTTTGAGGTTAACTGCACTTGTGACCTAAAATGAGACCTTCAATATTTACAGATGAGCTAGCCGCTGACATATGTCGCAGGCTATCCCTTGGTGAGAGCGCCAGGCAGATATGCAGGGATGACAGCATGCCTGTTATGTCTACGTTAATGAAATGGTTGACAGAACCTGACAAAGTCGCATTTTCGGAGCAGTACGCGAGAGCCCGTGACTGCCAGGCTGACTACTACGCTGATGAGATCATTGACATAGCGGATGAGCTGGGTGAGGGGGTGGACTCTAACGCCATCAACATAGCCAAGCTGCGCATTGACGGAAGGAAGTGGAAGGTTGCCAGGATGTCGCCCAGGAAGTATGGAGACAAGCAGCAGATTGATCACACATCGTCTGATGACTCGTTCAAGCCCACGGTGATTAAGCTAGTGGCAGAGCCATTACCAGCCAATGACTGATACTGCAGAGATTCGGCTCCCTCCTAAGATAGTCGAGGTCTTTGAAGGTGAGGCCCGGTATAGAGGCGCATACGGTGGCCGAGGGTCAGGCAAGACTAGGTCTTTTGCGCTGATGACTGCAGTGGCTGGGTACAGGCATGGCATGGCAGGTAACAGCGGCCAGATACTCTGCGCACGAGAGCACCTAAACTCCCTAGATGAATCATCCCTGGAAGAGATCAAGTCTGCCATCAAGGCGGTCCCCTGGCTTCTGTCGTACTATGAGATAGGCGAGAAGTTTGTCAGGTCTAAGGATGGTCGTATCAACTATGTATTTGCCGGTCTACGCCGCAACCTGGACTCGATCAAGTCAAAGGCCAGGATCATTATCGCCTGGGTGGATGAGGCTGAGGGTGTATCTGATGCAGCCTGGCAGAAGCTAATCCCAACTGTCCGAGAGGACGACTCTGAGATATGGGTGACCTGGAACCCTGAGACCAAGCACTCAGCAACTCATAGGCGCTTTCGCGTCAACCCTCCCCAGGACAGCAAGATATGCGAGATCAACTGGCAGGATAATCCCTACTTCCCCAAGGTCCTAGACAACGAGCGCAAAGAAGATTTTAAGCTGCGCCCGGATGATTATGGCCATGTCTGGGACGGGGAGATGAAGATACACGCCGATGGCGCCTACTACGCTGTAGAGATGCGAGAGGCTAAAGCTGAGGGCAGACTAACTAACGTGCCATACGACCGCGCTGTTGGCGTTGTAACGGCCTGGGACTTGGGGGTAGGTGATAGTACCTCTATCTGGTTTGCGCAGTTTGTAGGGGCTGAGGTGCGCCTTATCGACTACTATGAGAGCAGCGGTGTAGGTCTGGACCATTATGTCGCCCTGTTAAACTCAAAAGGCTATGTATACGAAAGCCATGTACTGCCGCACGATGTCAGGGTAAGGGAGCTAGGCTCAGGTAAGTCTCGCCTGGAGACACTTGGCGCCCTGGGGGTGAGGCCAATCACTATAGCTCCGCAGTTGATGGTTGATGATGGTATACAGTCTGTGCGCTCTATGCTCCCCAGGTGCTGGTTCGATGAGGAGAAGTGCGAGCGAGGCATTGATGCTATCCGGCAGTACCGTCGAGACTATGACGACAAGGGCATGACCTGGCGTGGACGACCTCTACACGACTGGACCTCTCACTGCGCCGATGCGCTGCGATACCTGGCTGTTGGGTACAAGCCCACATCATCTAGCTGGGGTGAGCCACTACGCCGTAACCTGCAAGGCATTGTGTAGTCAATATGATATAATCGGGCCTTTGTGACTTGACTGGATTTGGTTATGGCTGTTAAAGGTTTGTTGGGGTTAGCGAAGGCTGCAAAAAATTATGGCAATCCACCGCTGCCTGGTGCTCCGATGCCGGCTAATGTGCCAGGCGCGGGGCTAGTTAACATAGGTCCAAATCCCGCCGCAGAACAGGCGGCTATCCAATATTCTCAAAGCTCAGGCATTCCCTACACACCAGTCACATCTTTTATGCCTGCAGACCCTCAGTTCGGCGCAAGAGTTGCCAGAGAATACGAGCTGATGCCTCACGATCCAACAAATCGTAGAGTGCAGCAAAGTTACGGTGCTTTAGCCGATGAGATTGCAGGTCAATATGAGGCTATGCTGAGAGCAGGGATTAAACCTGAGTTTAACCAAAACCCGTACCCTCAGAGCCCGTATCTTGGGCTAATGGATATGCTAGAAACAGGCAGACTGCAGGTCTATCCAACTAGGGCTGGTTTCGGGATGGACGATGCTTTTGATTCGTCACAAAACCTATTGCTTGCTGAATCACCATTTAAAATTAGCGGGCAGCCAGCAACTTTCAATGATCTATTTAGGGCTGTGCATGATTTTCAAGGGCACGCGAAGGTGGGAGCCGGGTTTAGAGGCGCTGGAGAAGAGATGGCATATTTGTCCCATGCTGGTACAATGTCACCAGATGCTTTAAAAGCATTAGCATCAGAAACCAGAGGCCAAAACAGTTGGTTAAATTATGGTCCTTTTGGGGATGCAAACAGGACTGCTGGAATAGACGATACTGTTTTTGCAGAACAAAAATCAGGGCTGCTGCCAAACTGGGCCATACAAGAAAGGTTGCCGGAATTAGATGTTAGACGACAAAGATTTAATGAGCTTAGAGCTCAGTATGATACAGGGCTTGAGGGAGCAATTGACGATTCAGGAAACCTCACCCTTGTACATTATTCGCCCAAACCAATTGAGCGAGTCGACCCGAATTTCTATGGAAAAGGACTTTCTGGAAGAACAAGAGAAGAGCTTAATCGCAGCTATTCAGAAGACTTTGTCCCAAGAAGCTATTACGGAATAGAGGCCGACGTCAATCCATATGCCAAAGAATTAGGGCTGGGCTCAAACAAAGTCGAAACTCAAATTGATGCCGCGCAAATTTACGACGCAAAGAAAGACCCTGAAGGGCTATGGAAAGATGGCAAAGGAGATGTCACTAAATCTGAAAAAAATCTGTGGGATAAAGGATACAGCGGGTATTTTGTTAATAATCAGCGGCTAGGCAAGGTAGCGGCAATTTTTGACCCCTTAGACGTCACCAAGAAATTAATGGTGCCACTGGTGCCAACCGCTGCCGCTGGACTTACTGCGCTAGCACCCCAAGAAGCTGATGCGAGTATTTTGGGGTCACTGTCGAAGCTGGGTGCTGGACGGCAAGATCTCCTGGGAATGGCTCAGAAAATGGCAAACGAGGGCATGGATGTGCAGAGCATCCGAGAGCGCACCGGCTGGGAGATTGGAGCAGACGGTCAGTGGAGAACGGAGCTGCCTAATACAAATACAAAAATAAACATTCCTGAAGTAGCAGAGGGCAGTCAATACTATTTCGGGACGATTGCTGATGTCATTGATGACCCAGAGCTGCTGTCTCAATATGAAAAAGGCGGCAGAAAGCCCACTGTTAGAGACATGGAGGGTGAGATTGAAGAATACGGGTCTCGCGGCACATTTGGTTCTTTAGGCGATATTGCTTTTACAGTCGATAAGAATATGCCGGAAGGACAAGGGTTCCACCGAGAAGGTTATTTTGATGAGTTTGGTGAAAGTTACCCTGAAACAATTGTTATCAGCGGCAAAAGCTCGCCGGCTGAGCAAAGAGCAACGTTGCTGCATGAGCTTCAGCATTCAATCCAGGATAGAGAAGGTTTCGCGGCTGGAGGCAATCAGAAACAATTTGCAGAAGAGGAAAGAATAAAAGATTCTTTTTATCAGCGCGTAGGATTGACCCCCGCTGGAAGTGGCCGACTGCAAGAGTTGGAACAAAAAATAAGCGATGTTGGTCAACGCTCTATGTCTTTGCAAGAGATGAGTGACCTGGAGCGCCTCCGAGTCGAAAAACAAATTTCTGATAGGTTTAATGCCGATACGGTTGGCGAGGCAGGTGCAAGGTCTCCCTATGGTATGTACAAAGGATTGATGGGCGAGGTTGAGGCAAGAAATGTTGAAACCAGGGACAAGATGAAACCTGATTTTCTTAGAGCAACCCCTTTGGAGCTGTCGGAGGACGTGTTCGAGCCCAGAAGCCAACAGATTTTCAGGGCAGGCAGTGACGATGAGCTCTTTCGGGAGCTTGAGTATTTAAAATATCCTGACGTTAGATCAAATTCCCCCGAATACCGTGAAGCCCCTGTAGTGCAGGAGCAATCATTTGGCGACATGGTTAATAAGTACGCCAGGATCAATCAGAGAGCTCAGGCAGCAGAAGCCCAGAAGTTTGGCTTATTGATGCGTGAGGACGCCAGGTTGCGCGACATGGGGTCTGCTGCATTTGGCCAGGTATCCCCAGAGCTGGCTGCATACCGCCGCTCACAGATGCTGCCAACAATTGGCGAGATAGGAATGGGAGCCCTTGAAGGCGCTGTCGATACGGTAGACTTTGTGTCTCAGCTTCCTACAGCCATATCCACCATGACCATGCCAAAGCGCACCCCCTTGCGTGATCGCCTGGGCGGACTTCTAGACTACAGCTTTGTGGATGAGAGGGATCAAAGGGCCAGGGACCAGGCTAGATTGATTGGCGGGTTATTAAGCCCCATTTAATGGTATAATCGGCCCAATAACTGGAGGCCATAATGGCAATAAGTACATACAGCGAGCTGCAGTCGTCAATGGCAGACTTCTTGAACAGGTCTGACCTGACTTCTGTGATCCCGACATTTATTGCGTTGGGCGAGGCCAGGATGAACAGAGACATCCGTCACTGGCAGATGGAGAACAGGGCATCGACTACAATTGACGGCCAGTACCTAACCAAGCCAGGCGACTGGGTTGAGACTATACGCCTGCATTTGACCGGCCAGAAAACCTCTGCGATGGACCTATTAAGCACTCAGGCAATGGCTGACAAGCGCCAGGGCGCAGAGAATGTAGCAGGCAAGCCAAGATACTATGCACACTCTGAGGGCCAGTTTGAGGTATTCCCTACCCCTGACGGCTCATATGCTGCTGAGTTGCTATACATCCAGCAGATACCTTCCCTCAGCGACAGCGCGACGACAAACTGGCTGCTGACATCATATCCAGACATCTACCTGTACGGCTCACTGCTTAACTCTGCACCATACCTGGCTGAAGATGGCCGGGCTGAGGTGTGGGCTCGACTGTATGGTGAGGCGGTAGATAAACTAAACTTAACTTCTGAACAGGCAGCTTATTCTGGTGTTGGCCTGACAACTAAAATACGAGGACTCGGATGAGCTTTTCAAACTTCTTAGAAACAGAGGTCTTGGACCATGTGTTTGGTGGCAACGCCTACACAGCCCCAGGCACTTTATACACTGGACTATACACTGCAGCGCCTAGTGACACGGGTGGTGGTACAGAGCTGTCAGGCAGCGGCTATGCTCGCCAGGCCACAGCATTTACTGTATCTGGCGACACTGCCAGCAACACATCTGCAGAAGAGTGGGCAACAGCTACAGGCGACTGGGGCACTATTACTCACGTCGGCGTATTCGACGCAGCCACAAGCGGCAACCTGCTAGCCTATGGCGCATTGACTGCAAGCAAGACAATTGCTACTGGTGACGTGTTCCGCATCCCTGCTGGCGACCTGGATATCACGCTAGACTAATATGCTCTATGGCGTATATAAATACGGGCAGGCTGCATACTCGACTGCTAACCTAGAGGATGGCGCGTCTGTAATAGCAGCCACGTCTGCTGTATCGGCTACTGCTGGGTTTGTAAAAGAGGCTAGCTGCGCTATATCGGCAGCGGCATCTACGTCTATCTCAGGCCAGGCTGTACGAGAAGATTCTTCTGCGATTGCAGTAACATCTGCAGCGCAGGCAGATCCGCAGGTTATATTGCAGACTGGGTCAGCTATTGCGGCTGCATCATCTACTACAGGTGCAGGCATTGCGATACGGGGAGGCGAGCTATCTATATCGGCGACCTCTTCTGTGGCATCTGCAGGCGCCAGGATACAGCAAGGCATATCGGCAGTAAGTGCTGCGTCCTCTGCAACAGCAAATGCTGTTACGATAGTAGTTGCCGAGTCGGCGATTGCAGCAACAAGCCAGGCGGTTATGTCTGGCAATATTACGGCTGGTGGCGTGACTGTTATGTCGTCGTCGGCATCATTAAGTATTTCAGGGTCTATCCTATGGACAGACAGCCCTGGAGATGACGCAACTTATGCAGACGTAGCAAGCGCTGCTAACGAATGGGCCGATGTGGCTGAATATACAACTTTATGGGAGGCCGCTTAAATGGCTGATACAACTACAACCAATTATGGTCTGACCAAGCCAGAAGTCGGCGCTTCAGAAGATACTTGGGGAACCAAGATAAACACCAACCTGGACACTCTAGACACGACTGTTGACTCTATCCAGGGTAAGTCGGGTGCGGCTACGCTAAAACACACTGACAGCGCTAAATTGACAACGACGGCCACAGGCATCGACGTTACTGGCGTTATCACCACAGACGGCATGACTACCTCTGCTGACATTAACTTTGGCGACAATGATAAAGCCGTGTTCGGTGCTGGCTCTGACCTACAGATTTATCATGATGGCACTAATAGCTATATTGTTAATACGACTAATGACTTAATCATTGGAGAAGACACAAGAGTAAGAATTAAAACTCCGTCCTTATTAGTAAACAATGCGGCTGACACTGAAAACCTTTTGACGGCTACTGAAAACGGCGCAGTAACTCTTTTTTACGACAATGCGGCCAAACTAGCCACCACCTCCACAGGCATAGACGTTACTGGCACAGTCGTAAGTGACGGCATGTCTACTAATACTTCAGGAACATCAAACTTCATAGCAGGTGTCAACGCAGGTAACAGCATTGCAAGCGGCGGTAATTATAATACTGTCGTAGGCGATGAAGCAGGTACTGCGATTACTACGGGTGACCAGAATACAGCAGTAGGCTTTAATGCTGTAGCGGCTAACACCACTGGAATACAAAACACTGCCACTGGTGGATATGCTTTAGCCTCTAACACCACAGCGGCTGGTAACACTGCTATTGGTTTTGGTACTTTATATACTAATACTACAGGGGCAAGCAATACAGCCGTAGGTCTAAACGCTTTAAATCTTAGCACAACGGCATCTAACAACACCGCTGTTGGGGCAAGTGCTTTATACGCAAACACCACAGGTGCTAACAACACAGCGTTGGGTTTTTCATCTTTAAGCGCAAACATTTCAGGTACTCTTAATACAGCAGTTGGCCGAAGTGCTTTAGCCAGTGACACTAAAGGTAATAATAGTGTTGCGTTAGGCTATAACATTTTAAACGCTCAAAACTTTACGTCAGCTACTGATGTATATAACACAGCCGTTGGATATGCCGCAGGAGCCGCAGTAACCACAGGACAATACAACACCCTCATTGGTGGTCTTGCAGGTGATGGGGCTACTACAGCATCTTACTCTACTGCACTAGGTTACGGTTCTTTAGGCGGTGCAATGACAGGAGAGGGTAATGTTGCTTTAGGCGTAAACACTCTTCTTGTCGCTACAAGCGCACATAGCAACACGGCTGTGGGCACGAGTGCGATGTCTGCCACAACTACTGGCACTAACAACGTAGCCGTAGGTCGTAATGCTTTGGATGCAAATACAACAGCATCTAACAACACAGCAGTTGGTAAAGCCGCTTTAGGCGCAAACACCACAGGCACAGGTAATTCTGCTCTGGGTAAAGGTTCTTTAAGCGGGAATACAACAGCAAGTTACAACACAGGACTGGGAGAAAACGCTTTACTTACTAACACAACAGGAGCTTCTAATACTGCTGTTGGTAATTCAGCTTTATACG